AAAACTTAGGGAGAAGAACACATGACTGACGCGCAGTACGAAGCGCTGTTGTGTCCTCAGCCTACCTGTGTGGCGTTGTCGCTGGTTAACAATCCGGACTACATCAAGTGCCCACGGTGCTGGCACTACACACATGAAGGACTGCACAATCATGACGGCTTGTGTGACAGGTGTTGCCAAGTCCTGCTCGACCACTGGCCCGACCACGAGAGTGTGCCGCACATTAAACAAAGGAGAACACATGAGAGTGCTACGCAGAAACGGTAACGACCTGAACTGGCAAGCCAAGCTGGTGTCCGAGTGGGACAGAGACGACCATCTCCACAAAAATGCAATGCGTAGATTTGCAAAAGACATTTTTGAGTTGGCTGTGACGCGCGACTATTACATTGACCGCGAGACCATGCTCAAAATGTACGACCACTACATGTTGTACGACCCGACTGTAGTGCCGCAGTGGAGACAAAACGAAGCTGCGTTGCTTGAAAAAATTATGGAGAACACATGATACGAGCACCAAACGGCAAGCCCATACTCAACGAGCCGGACGCTGAAGGTTTGTACACCTGCCAGTACACGGGGCTGAGAGTGTCGCGGGAAGAGGCCATATTCTTGGGGGCATGCGTACCACAGGTCAACGGTACATACGTGTGCCACCCGACTGCACTGCCATTCTTTAAAAAGTCCAAGCGCAATTTTGACGAGAGCGAGGCCAACTGCAATACCTGCAAGCATCTTGTTCGCGTAAAGCATGAGCCAAGAAAAGATGGCATGTTACGGGGCGAGTGCCAAACTATGCCCAACTTGCTGTTCCACCCCGATGACTTTATGGGGATGAGTTGCTACGAACAAAGACCGGAGAAGACATGAAAAAACTGACAGGAGCCGCACTTGACCGAGCCGTAGCCAACGCGATGGGGCTTAAAAGCGTACACAACTGCGAGAAGTGGGTTGGGCTGACGGATGAGGAGCTTATGGAATGTACAGTGTTCAAAGGCTTTGCGTATGACCCGCCGTACATCGACAAGAACGGGGCCAAGCATGTGGGCAGCATGGAGGTGTCACTGCGAAGAACATACGAGAACATCAACAACAAACTCAGGGAGAAGAACACATGATAGCCATAGCGCAATCCTTTGCGAGTTCGGTTCGGCAGTTTTTGAATAAGCTGTTTAGCCGGTTTCGCACCTCAAGCCCCGCTGTAATTCAAAAAGCCCCGGAAGAAAAACCGCGCAAGCCACGCACGTACAACAAAGAAAAGCGTCAAGACTTTTCAGAACTGCTGGATAAACTTGAACACACGTTTAACTTTGTAAAGTTACCAACAATGAAAGAGTCGTGGCTTGCAAATGATTCAGTCATTGGACTAAAAAAACTCGGTGTACATGTGCCAACCCCCGCGCTTATATATTGGGATGCCGAAAAGAAGTTGGTTGATATAACTAAGCCACTGCCAGCCATCATGTGCGTTTCTCAGTCGTCTACGCACACCTTAAACACCGATAAAAAACTGTACGCTAAATTTGTTTTTGCAATTAAGTTGGACAAGCTACCTTGGCAAGTAGCAAAACAAACAGGCGTTCCTTATCAGTTTGGAATGTCGTTTGACGTAGACGGCAAATTGTTTTGGATAAATATGTACATCACCGTAAGCAGAAAGACAGGGGTCATAAATTTTTGTGATGAATTGCGGACAAAAGCACACACAATTCAAGCAAAAAAATCAAGCTCTCGCAGAGCGCACGGCAAAGCAACTGTCTTTTATACAAAATCGTGGGGCGCAGCAAGTTATCTTGAGGATGAAGATAGGTCAGTGGAAGAGTGCAAAGTCATTGCCCAAAACTATTTTGTTGCGATGCACGATTGGTGGTCTGCGCGAGACAGTCGTTGGAATGTTGTGGTCAAAAAGAACGGCGAGCGCGTGACCTTTGGAGTTGACAACAATCACACTTCGTACTACTTTAAAGACAGAGACAAGAGCATTAAGACGGCAACGGGCCAGACAAAGAAGATTGTCCACTACGTCAAGGAGCACGAAAGAAAAATTAACGACAAGACAACCACAGTTAAAGAACACATACGCGGCCTTCAAGAGTTTGATTGGGCGGGATATCACTGCCAAGTTGTATCGCCAAAGTTTCAAGCAAAAACGGCAGCCGCATTTACTGTGCCGTCAGAAGATGTGGAAGATACCGAGCCAAGCAACGTGGTCTATCTTAGTAAAGTCGGCAAGATGCTGGCGGACGCAGAAGAAACTCACAGGCCAAAGGAGAAGAACGCTTGAAATGCCCCATCTGTATCGCATGGACGACAGTCGAGCAGACGAAGAACTTGGGTGGCTTTGTAGAGCGCAGACGCAGATGCGCTAACGACCACACATTCACAACAGAAGAGCGGGTAATCCCCGACAAGAAGCGCGGACGCCCAAAGAAAACCAAGGAGAAAGTAGATGACAATAGCCACCCTATCCCGTTATGACCCCATCAAAGGATGTTTTGTTTTGAAAGATTTAAACCCCAAGTCCCCCGCCAATGCGTTCGAGTGGAAGCGCTATGTTGTAGAAGAAGCCAGCAGGCGCGGCGACAAGCCCGTCACACAAGACATGACTTACAAACGCAGCACAATGTCCACCAAGACTGTCGAGAGAGTGCGTGAGACTAACCCGAGCTACGGCACCGTGCCGTTCACCACCAAGACAGAAGCCCTGATTGCCATGAAGCCCAAGCAGTTCACCATTTACAGCAAAGCACAACGAGCTAAAGGAGTAGCCAAATGAAAGCAGACGAAGTACAGGTCAGCGGCAGTCACTACAAGGACATGCCCATCCAGCCGTGGGCGCTGATGGAAGCGGTGCTTACCCCAGAGGAGTTCCAAGGATTTCTCAAGGGCAACATCATCAAGTACGCCATGCGTGCTGGCCGTAAGGATGGCAGCGATGACGCAGGCAAAGCCAAGCACTACATGCAAAAACTCAAAGAAGTGATCTGATGGCACAAACCCCCGAAGGCAAAGTCAAGGCAGCAGTGCGTAAGCTGCTGGTTGAGTTCGATGTCTACTACTTCTCGCCTGCGGCCAACGGCTTCGGGCGTGCGGGGATACCGGACATCATCTGCTGCTTCGGGGGGCGCTTCATTGCCATCGAGTGCAAGGCAGGTAATGGGGTCACGACTGCCCTGCAAGACAGAGAGTTAGCCGCCATCCGTACAGCGGGGGGCATGACGATGGTGGTCAACGAAACAAACATACAGGAACTAAGGGAGAAGCTGCAATGGATGAGATGACGCGAGAAGAGATTGACAGAGCAATCGGGGAGTTGGACGAGGCCGAGCGGGACTACCTCAAGCTCCTCATCAGCCGCATAGTGCGCTGCTTTGTAGATGACGACCACGAGGCGGTGCTGCTGTTCGGCAGGGACAACACCAACCAGATCGCAATGTGTACGGTCAACTGTGACGAGATACCCGCTGCCAACATGATTAACTACGCACACAACCTGACGTCGTTCATGGCCACAGTAGGCGCACCACCCAAGGAGAAATTTAATTGAGCGCCCCTTACGACCAGATAGTAAGCATTGACTTTGAGACAGTGTGGGACCGCAAGACCGGCTACTCACTGTCCATGATGACAACCGAGGAGTACATACGTCATGAGAGATTCCACGCGTTCGGAGCTTGCGTCCATGTATACGGAAGCGATGAGCCAATTGAGTGGGTACGAGGACGAGACTTACCTGAGTACCTTCAGCAGTACGACTGGGGACGAACCGCCATCCTTGCTCATAACGCACAGTTCGACGTATCCATCCTTGGATGGGAGTACGACATCCACCCCTGTTTCATCTTCGATACCCTGTCAATGGCGCGAGCTTTGCGTGGCGTTGAGGTTGGCAACAGTCTCGCCCGACTTGCAGCAGCTTTTGGTCTTCCCGCCAAAGGGACCGCCGTATACAGTACCGATGGTCTGGCCGAGCTGGACGCGAACATGGAACTTGAACTTGCAGACTATTGCAAACACGACGTATATCTTTGCGAGCGAATTTTCGAGCGTCTTGTTCAAGGGTACCCAGCGAAGGAACTCAGGCTTATAGACATGACGCTCAAGATGTACACGAACCCGGTGCTACAACTTGACAGCGCTATGTTGGTCGATGCACTACATGAAGAAAAGGAAAAACGTGAACAACTACTACATCGGCTCGGCGTGGACGAAGCTGTGCTCGCGTCGAACCCAAAGTTTGCAGCCGCGCTTGAAGCGCTTGGCGTACGAGCGCCAAGAAAGACTAGTAAGACGACGGGCAAGAGCACCCTTGCCTTGGCAAAAAACGATGCGATGTTTCAAGCGCTACTTAATGGCGAAAACGAGGATGTCTCATTACTCTGCGAAGCGCGTCTGGCAGTTAAGTCAACGACGGAAAGGACGCGGGCTCAGCGCTTTCTTGACATCAGCAAGCGCGGAGCGTTACCAGTTCCTCTTAGCTATTACGGGGCCAGCACGGGTAGGTGGACGGCCAGCAAAGGCAGCGCCATCAACATGCAGAACTTAAAGCGGGGCAGCTTCCTGCGCAAAGCAATCATGGCACCGCAAGGGCACAGCATTGTTGTCGGTGACCTGTCCCAGATTGAGCCGCGAGTTCTCGCGTGGCTTTCGGATTACGAAAACATGCTCGACATCTTCAAGGGAGGCGGTGACCCTTACGCGGCCTTCGGGGCGCAGATGTTCAATATCCCGGGCCTTACGAAAGAGTCTCATCCCGACCTTCGCCAGTCTGCGAAGTCAGCTTTACTTGGATGCGGGTACGGTCTCGGTTGGGCTTCGTTTGCCGCTCAGCTACTCGTCGGTTTCCTCGGTGCTCCACCCGTGCGCTACACCAAGGAGTTTGCCAAGACGCTGGGGGTGACTGCCGAAGCGGCGGAGAAGTTCTTGGATTGGGAGGAGAACATCAAGAAGCTCGAAGAGATACCGCACATCTGCACCATGACGGAGCTGGTCATCCACTGTCTTGCAGCCAAGGCCATCATCGACAAGTACCGCCTGACTGCCGAGCCTGTGGTGGCGCTGTGGAACCTGTTCGGGCACCTGATTCAGTACAGCCTGTACGAAGGCAACGAGTACACCCACAAGTGCGTGACCTTCAAGAAGGGGGAGATCGTGCTGCCCTCTGGCATGAGCCTGCTGTACCCTGACCTGAAGCCCAGCAAGGACGAAAAGGGCAGATTGCAGTGGACATACGGCGCAGATGAGACTAAACTATACTCAGGAAAAATAACCAACAATGTCACGCAGGGCGTAGCGAGATGCGTGATGACTGATGGGATGCTGAGAACCGCGAAGAAGTACTTCGTGGCTGGAACCGTGCATGACGAGCAGATTGTTGTTGTGCCAGATGGGGACGTTGCTGACGCTAAAACATGGGTTTTGGCGCAGATGACTATGGAGCCGAAGTACATGCCGGGCATACCGCTGGCCGCTGACGGGGGCGCACACAAGCGTTATGGCTTGGCTAAAAATTA